ATACGCTCCTGGTGGTATTGATGCTGGTTTATTTGCAAGTACTGCTGCTGGCTCAACAACTATTGCCTTAAGGTCAAGTGGAGTAACTCATTTTAATGGAGGTAATGTAGGTATAGGGACTACAAATCCCGGCGAGAAGCTTCAAATTAATTCAGGAGATATTCTTATAAACAACAGTACAATATCTACCATAAAATCGGGAGGTTCACTTTATTTAGAATTAAACGCTTTTGGAACTTACGCAGGTAGAAATTTTAGAATTTCAGACAACGGAACTTCGTTGGTAAACATTAAGCAAACGGGTGAAGTAGGAATAGGGACGACTGCTCCAAGTGAGAAGCTTGATGTAAATGGAACTGTAAACTTAACAAATCTTAAAATAGCAACTGCGCAAGGGACAGACGGACAAGTCTTAACCTCAACAGGTTCTGGGGTTGCGTGGGAAGATGCAGGCGGAGGAAGCGGTACGGTTACCAGTATAGTTGCAGGAACAGGATTAACAGGAGGAACTATTACTGCAAGCGGTACAATAGCTTTAGATTATGCTGCAAATGATAATTTTATACTAGCGAGTGGAACACAGTTAAATTCAGCAGATGATGACGATACTATAGCTATAGTAGATGTTAGTGATTCTAGAACGGTAAAGTATATTTTAAAAGAAGATTTTTTAGAAGACCAAGTAACTTCTGTAACCACAGGTGAACCAGGCGGTGCTGACTCAGTTATAAATATAGTTAGTTTAACACAAGCAGAGTATGATGCTGGAACACCAGTCGCAACTACTTTATATATAATAACTTAATATGGCTATTTCATTAGGAAGCGGAAGTATAAGTGCTTTAAAACTAGGTTCAACTGCAGTAACCAAAGCATACCTGGGAAGTACTCAGGTTTTCCCTGTAGCTTCAGGAGTTGCTTCAGGCAGTATTACGGCTGGGCAAGTTCGTACAGCTGACGGAACTTTTGCTTGTACTCAATTTTCAACATCAGGAAGTGGAACAGGTGCAACTTTTAATATAACATTTGTTAACAAAACACCAACTGCTATTTCATCAATTACTAATGGAGGAAGTGGTTATGCAGTTAATGACACAATAGATTTACAAGTTGGCTCATTATCTGCTTCGTTTCAAAACCCAAGAGTTGAAATAACAGTTAACAGTTTAGGATAAATAAATAAATAAAAAAAACAAAAATTATGATTACTTACGATTGGAATTGCAAAACAGTAGACTGTTACGTTGAAACAGAAGGAGAATCAGATGTAGTATACAACGTTCATTGGATTGTGACAGGTGTGTCCGACACGTTGGATCCAGAAGGAAATCCTTACACTTCGCGCAGCATTGGCACTCAGGTTTTAAATATAGAAGATATTACAGGTTTTATACCTTTTGACCAACTTACTAACGATGAAGTAGTGGCTTGGACTAAAACTGCTATGGGGAACGAACGAGTAACTTCTATAGAAGGAGGCATTGCTGCTGCCATTGAATTACTTATAACGCCAGTTTCTGTTACTTTACAAGTTGGGGCCGATAATCTGTAGCTTTATAAAATTACGTGTGATTATATAATAAAATCTAATTAAATGAATCAAATAGTAAAACAATTTAGCTTTGGCGACAAAGGTAGAGAAAAAGTGTTTAAAGGTATTGAAACACTTACTGAAGCCGTAGCTTCAACATTAGGGGGTGGCGGTGAATGTGTAATTTTTGAGGATGCTCAGGGAATACCTGTAATAACTAAAGACGGCGTAACAGTTGCTGAATTATCCGTGCTATTAGATCCTGTAGAAAATATGGGAGCATCACTAGTTAAACAAGCGGCTAGAAGAACAGTAGCGGAGGCGGGAGACGGAACAACAACTTCTACCGTATTAGCTTATGCAATACTAAAGGAGTTTGCTAAGTCACCTATGAAATTTACTAGCAGACAAAAAAGAGATGCAATAAATAATATTGTAGATAAAACTTTAACTCATTTAGAAAAGCAGGCTAAACCAGTTAATGGTGATATGATCGACGAAGTAGCTACTATATCTACTAACAACGACACCGAATTAGGCAAGCTAATTGCGGACGCATATAGAGCAGTAGATTTAACGGGGGTTGTTATGATGGAAACATCACAAGACGGAAACACTAGCATAGAAGTAGTTGAGGGAGTACAATATGAAAAAGGTTTTACTAATAATCATTTTGTAACTAATCACGCAAGCAATACAGCAGAACTAAATAATCCAAAAATATTATTAGTTGATTCGGCGGTAGATACAATTAGACAAATACAAACTATATTGGAACATGTTATAAAAAATAACTTAGCTTTACTTATAGTGGGAGATGTTGATCCTAAGGTTGCGGCAGCACTTGCAATGAATAAAAATAAAGGTTCTATAAAAATTAATATAGTTCCAGCACCAACACATGGTGTTAATAGAAAAGAAATATTTGATGATTTAGCTTTATTAACAGGAGCAACTGTAGTAAGTGAAAATCTAGGAGATGATTTAGATTTAATTGATTTAGATTGTTTAGGTACTTGCATCAAAGCCGTATCAACATTTAAAGATACAGTTTTCCAGGTAGCAGAAGAACAATCGGAAGATATTAAATTAATTATTGAAAGTATAAAAGAACAATTGCTTATAGAAAGCAATCCTAACAAAATAGTTAAACTTGAAAAAAGATTAGCTATGCTAGCTGCAAAACTTGCAATAGTAAAAGTTGGAGGTAATTCTGAGGTTGAATTAAGTGAAAAGAAAGATAGAGTTGAAGATGCAATATGCGCAACTAAAGCTGCTATAAAAGAAGGTGTGGTTGCCGGTGGCGGAGTTGCACTAATTAATGCAATCAGAAGTATAAAACCAAAGTCATCTAGCGAAGAGCTGGTTATTGAAGCTTTGTATTATCCTTGCAAAACGATTATGAAAAATGCAGGATTAGAATATGAGCATATAAATAAAAAAGATTTTGGTGTTAATGTTGAAACTGGAAAAACAGTAAATATGTTTAAAGCAGGTATTATAGATCCTGTACTAGTTACCAAGTCGGCATTAAAAAATGCTGCCTCAGTTGCTTCGACTATATTGTCTACCAACTGTGTTATGTCTAACGTAAGAGGATAATATGAATGCAATAGGTAGAAACATAATAATAAAAAAATTAAAAGAAGGTGTTACTAAAACTAAAGGAGGATTGCTTTTAGCTGAAAACCACAGAGAAGATATAAGATATGTGGAAGCTACAGTAGTATCTACCGGATCTGAATGCGACGGAATAAACAAAGATGATGTAATATATTACGATCGTCATGCTGGTCACAAAATAGAGCTTGATAAAGAAACATATCACGTTATTAAAGCACAAGATGTAGTATTTGTTTTATGAGAGAGTTAACTGGCCAAGAGTTAAAAGAAATAGGTCTGTTAAAACATTATAGAGTAATACGAAGATGGGCTTGTAAAAAAACCGGATTAACTGATGCTGATTTAGAATTACTAATATATTTTGATTGTTTAGGTAATTTTACAAGAAAAGATTTTGAAGATGGTATTTTAATTTATTCTTGGGACAATAGAAGATGGAATAGATTATTAAAAGAAGGCTGGATAGTTAAATGGAGAGGATATAACGGAGCAGATAAAAGCTATAGCATATATCAGGTTAGTTTACAAACAAAAAATATAATACAACAGATTTATAGAATAATGCTGGGAACAGAAGATATACCAACTTCTACAAGACGTAATCCAGCAATGAAACGAATTTCTTACAGTGACAAAACTTTAGCCACTGCTATAGGGAAAATTAATAAAGATAAAACAAGATAATTATGGCAGGAATAATGGCAGCAATGAACCCTTTTAGTAGTCTGGGAACTGCTTTTTCAAACAATCCAGCTCTTAAAGCCGTGCAACAAGCTCAACAAAGAAAACAAGCTCAGCAACAAGCAGTAAGTCAAGTAGCTGGAGTAGCTGGAGCAGCGCTTACACCAGCAGCACCAGCAGCACCTGCAGCACCCGTGGCAGACACTAGTGGACTAGAAGCTAGGATAGCAGCTTTAGAGGCAACTGGATCTAATATGACAAATTCAAGCGCTTCAGCCGCCGCTTCTACACCATCATCTATGGCACCAGGAGCTTTAGCTGCAGGAGAAGCAATGTTTGGAACTCAACAGCAGCGTGATACCGCGGTAGATCCTAATATTTTTAACAGAAGATTTAATTAATAAACGATATGGAATATAGAAAAAGAATGGTTGACAATCCAACAGGAAAAGCAACTAACACAAAAGAAATAGGTGAAAGCGCTTTATGGGATGGTCCTTTAAGTCAAGAGGGTAGACCTCATGCAAAAGGTAGTTCTTCTGGAATTAATCCAATACAAGTTTTAAAATACCCAACGCCTTATATTAATAAACCAATTACAGAGTGTGCTAAGAAAGGACGCTACAATGGATCTTACTAAAAACTTTAATAAGTCTGAGTTTGATTGTAATTGTGGCTGTAATATGCCTGAAGAAGTTCTTATGGAAATTCAAAAGTTAGCATGCCAATTACAGTATATTAGAAACTTTGTTAAAAAACCTATAAAGCTTACTAACGCTTATAGATGTAAAAAACATAATAAGTCCGTAGGTGGAGTTTCAAACTCTCAGCATATTTTAGGCAAAGCTGCAGATATTCAAATCAGCGATATAAAACCTGCGGAAGTTTATAATACTATAGATAACTTAGCTGAACACGGACATATATTACAAGGGGGATTAGGTAAGTATAATACATTCACTCATTACGATATACGTAAAACAAAAGTGCGCTGGGATAAAACATTAAAATAATGGCTACAAAAAAATTTAAAGTACATAATATGTACAGTAAGACTGGCTTAAAGAAAGTAGCCAAGACTGAGGCAGAGCATAATGCACTTAAGCGGAGAGGCTATGGGCATACTCCGGTTAAAAAATCTACAAAAACAGCAGCTAAAGGAGCTAAAGCAGTTGACGAAGGTAGAAACAAAAAAGCTAATAGGCTATATAAAAAAGCAGCTAGGCAGGAAAATAGAGAAATAAAGAGGTCTGAATCCCCAGTAAAGAAAAAAGGGAATGCTCCTTCCCGTAAGAAATCAGAAGGCAATTATGCAAAAGTAAAAAAAGGCGGAGGAGCCGGTAAAAAAGCTGGTGGGGGAATGACCGCTAAAGGTGTTGCTAAATACCGTAAAGATAATCCTGGCAGTAAATTAAAAACTGCAGTAACTACACCACCTTCAAAACTTAAAAAGGGTAGTAAAGCTGCAAAAAGACGTAAATCATTTTGTGCTAGATCCAAAAGCTGGAAATCAGAAAGAGGATTAGCTGCACGAAGAAAATGGAACTGTTAATATGAAAAAGAAAACGAATAAAGACGCTTGTTATCATAAAATTAAAAAAAGCTATAAAGTATTTCCATCTGCTTATGCTAGCGGGGCAATTGCAAAGTGTCGAAAAAATAAAGGTAAAAAATAAATGTATAGATCGCCATTAAGTAAAGTTAAGAAAACTGAGAAAGGAGCATCACTTAGACGATGGTTTAAAGAAGAATGGAGAACTCCTAGTGGAGACAAAGATTACAGTGGCGGGGAAAATTTATTTAGGCCTACAAAAAGAGTAAATAAAAAAACAGCTACTACATACGGAGAGTTAACAAAAAGCGAACTTAGAGCTGCTCAAAAAGAAAAAAATTCTAAGGGAAGAGTTAGTCGATTCAAAAAGAAAAAGAAAAAATGAGTGATAATCCAAATGCAATAAAAAACGGCGGCGAAGGAACAGCTGTAGGTAAAGCATTAAGATTTTTAGCTGCTCAAGGAAAAAAGTTTGCTCCAGAACTGCTAGATATGGCAGGATCATTAACTGGTGTTGAAGCATTAAGTAAACTAGGGGATGCGATTAAAGGTGATCCTGAATTATCTGAATTAGATAAAAGAATATTGCTAGCTGAACTAGAAACAGATGCGGTAAGAGAACAAGAAATAACTAAACGTTGGGAAGCTGATTTACATTCAGACAGTTGGTTATCAAAAAATGTACGCCCATTAACACTGTCATTTTTATTAGTTTGCATGTTTCTGTTTGTTTTATTAGATAGCACAGATTCAATACCTTTTAATATAGATGCAGAATGGATTGATCTTCTTAAAGCTCTTATGATAACCGCTGTTGGCGGTTACTTTGTTGTTAGATCAGGAGAAAAAATAACGAATAAATTAAAAAAATAACCATAAACAAAAACAAAACCATGAACAAGTACGACAAAAAAATGATGCATGAAAGAGAATTAATCTATGATGCAAAAGGACAACTTCACAAAGCTGATATGGCTTATAAAAAAGGTGACAAAGGAGCAAAACAAACAATGATTCACGACCGCGAATTAGTTTACGATGCTAAAGGAGCAATTCACAGGACTGATGTAGAAAAAAAAGATAGATCTTCTATAGCTAAGCACTGGCATAAAAACGCATAGATATATATATTATGGAAAGCAATAAACAAGAAAGAAAAAATCTAATGGATGATATGCCAATAGATAACAGAGCCACTTCTCCTAGTAAAATGAGAGATTACGGAAAACCTACTAGCCCTGTAGCTATGCGAATGGCTGCTACAAAATCAGGTTTGCCGATGAAAGAATCCCCAGCTATGATGTATGGCGGTAAAAAAGGGGACGAAAGCAAATCGAAAAAAGATTATGAATCTCCAATGAAAATGTACGGTGGTAAGAAAGGAGACATGAGCAAATCAAAAAGAGATTATGAATCTCCGATGGCTATGCGCGAAACTCCTTTAATGAAAGCTTTAGTTGGAAATCAAGACAAATTACCAGAAGCTTTACAAGCTGAAATAAAAGCTTCTCCTGCTAAAATGTATGGAGGGAAAAAAGGTGATATGAGTAAATCCAGAAGAGATTATAAATAAACAGAATAGGACTGTATAAACCTAGCCTAACATAAACATAAACATAAACAAAAACAAAAACAAAATGGCAAAATTCATTAAATTTAACTTAGTAAATTCAGCGGCGGTATCGCCATTGGGACCAAGAGAATCAATTCTTGTAAACATTGAAGACATTACAACAGTAGCTGCGACTGGAGCAACTGGAGCAAATGCTAAAACAGTAATAGTTGGTTTAACTGGTAGAGCTGCACAGGCTGCAGGTTACCAAACATTAACATTAACTGTTTCAACTAGTATTTCAGCTGCAGTAAATCCAACTATAGCAACTGGAGCGGCAAATCCTTTAACAACAGCAGTAAGAGCTGCAATGACAGCTAATCCAGGAGGGGTAACTGCAACTGCTCAATTAGGAGTAGATCAAGCGGCAACACCTGCTCAAATGTATTTTAGAACAGCTACATACGCATAATAGAATTAATTAGTCTTGCGGGATTAACGTTTCGCAAGACTTTTTATTAACAAATAAAAAAAACAACTATGGGACAATTTCCAACAAATCCGGGCTATATAACTAGAGCGCAAACATGGATTCCTACTAACACTATAAATAGTCCATCAGCTTGGCTTTTTGAAAATCAGTCTGGAACTTTGGGTACTAACCTAACGGGGTCGGTAGTGTACGTAGGAACTGCAGGTACAGTAAAAGTAATTGTAGCGGGAACGCTTGGTAAAACAGCAACTGTTACAAAATTCACATTAATATCTGGAGGAACAGGATATACTAGCGCAACAGGTGTGGCGACAACTCCAACTAATAAGTTGGCTCCATCGGAAGGCAAGCAATTAACCTTTGATATAACAGCTTCTGCAGGTGTTATAACCGGTCTTGGTATAAATGACCACGGGATAGATTATAGAATAGGGGATATCATAACTATTGCTCAAGTAGGAAGCGGATTAAATGCTACTATAAGAGTGGATGAAATTAGAGGTTATCTTCCTGAAAGCAACGATGGAATAGAATTTAAAAATGTTGCTGCTGGAACAATTTTACCAGTTGTAGTAGATTACGTATTAGTTCCATCTTCTGGTGCCGCAACCGATATAATAGTAGGTAAATAAAATGGCTTTTAAAATTAGCGCTCCATATAAAATAATTGATACTCCTATTTACCATAAAGATATGGATGATAATACTTTTGGGCTAGCTAATAATAACGGCACTATTATATTAAACAAAAACTTATCTCCAAACAAAGAAGAGGATGTAATAGATCATGAAATGGTACACATCAATCAAATGAAAAGAGGTGATTTAGATTATGACGACAACAATGTTTATTGGAAAGGTAAAGCTTATTCAAGAAGTACTATGAAAGAAGGATCTAAAAAATTACCTTGGGAGAAAGAAGCGTACGATAAAACAAAAAAATAAAATTAACAATTAAATCCAATCAAATGAAAAATTTATTTATCACCTTATTATTACTAGTATCAAGTCAATTATTTGCACAACAGCAATTTAATGGAATTTGGCAACAAGAATACTCTAGCGCTATTTTAACAATCAATTTAGACGCAGCGGAGTCAAACGATATTACAGTATATAATCCCAAAACAAATAACACTTTTTACGAAAATGTTATACAAGTAAAAAATAACGAAATGCTAGTTGTTGCTGTTTTTGACGATAACAGTAATTATAGCTGCAAATACGTATTAAAAGAACCAAACGAGCTTTATTGCTACATGGACGATTACATACTAATTTATAAAAAATAACAAAATTAACAAGATTAAAATAAAAAGCTATGGCATACATGCAAAAACCCGGTAGAGCTCCATTAAAAAACAAAAGTTTTGAAGCTTTAACCAATGGAACTCCTTTGAGAAATGACAATGATAAGGACAAAAAAAAGGAAGACCCCAGATTTAGTTACGATAAGGATGGAAATCAAATAGGCATAAGAGACAGTAAAACAAACGGTTATTATACACCTAGTGAAAAAGGGTTTAAAGCAAGTAGAGCTAAGTCTGAAAAAATAGGAAGAGCACCTAGAGAGTTTAAAGGCCAACTTTTTACGCGAGAAGGTGGGACTGCCCGCGGTTATAAAACAGCGGACGGAGAGTTTTTAAGACCTGCCAATGACAGAGAATGGAAAAAGATGCAAACGCAATACAATAAAGACAAAAGCCGTTATGATGAAAAGGAAGGACGCAGAGCTAGAATGCGTGGGTCGTATTTAGATTACAATGGTAAAACAACAAAAAATAAAGTACAATAAATTAAATTAATTAAATTAAATCAAAATGAGTAAAGTAAAAAAAATGAAATCAGAAAACTTATCAATCAGTAAAGAACAATTAGAAAAAGTACAAACGCTGCAGGCAGACTTACAAAAGTTTTGTGCGCACATTGGAGGACTAGAAGTTCAAAAAGCAAAAGCTATTTATCAAATAAATATGCTTGAAAAAGAAATGGACGACTTTAAAAAATCTATTGAAGACGAGTATGGCCCTATTAATATTAATTTAACTGATGGTACTTATGAAGTAATACCTACGGATAAAGAAAAGTAGGATCATGGGTAATATTATAAGAAAGATAAGTATAGGTGCTGACTACAAGAACGAAGCAATGCATTACTCTGTTAAGCAGACAGTTTACGGTGGGCACGAAATTTCTCATATAATATTTGAAGAGTCTGATAATTCTTATAATATATTTATAAAAAAAGAAGACGAGGTAATGCCGTGGAAGAAGTTTAATTCTAACATGGCAATATCCGTTGAGTATGACTTGGAGTACTAATGAGAAGTATATACGATTTTATCATAAAGCCGGTAGGCCAAAGATATGATAATACGGTAAAGGTGGGGGAAGTGGACCTTGTGACCAACACTTCTATAGAAAGTTTTAAGCACGTTAACAATATAGCGGAAGTTGTAGAAACTCCAGCGGCATTTGCAACACCTATAAAAAAAGGTGATCTAATTGTAGTGCATCATAACGTGTTTAGAGTTTTTTATGATATGAAAGGACTTAAAAAAAATAGTAGATCGTTTCTTAAAGACGGACTTTTTATGTGTGCAATAGATCAAATATATTTGTACAAGAATAAGAAGAACTGGAAATCATTTGGCGATAGATGCTTTGTTGCTCCGGTCAAAAATAAAGACCCTTTTAGTAGCGATAAAACAGCTAGTCTTATTGGTATACTAAAAATAGGTAATAAGTCCTTAGAACGTGCTGGAATCAATCCAGGGGACATAATTGGATTTACGCCAAATAGCGAATGGGAATTTGTTATAGATAATCAAGTTATGTATTGTATGAAATCAAATGATATTGTTATAAAGTATGAGCTCGATAGAAACGAAGAAGAATATAATAGCGGCTGGGCGCGAAGCAATTAAAGAATTAGTAAAGGTAGCAAAAGAAAAGATCGTTGACTCAGAAGAAGATATATCTGCTGACAGACTTAAAAATGCTGCCGCTACTAAAAAGCTTTGCATATTTGACGCTTTTGAAATATTAAATAAGATACAAGAAGAAGAGCAGATGATTGCAGATTCTAATGATAAAGAAAGTAAGCCTAAATTTAAAGGGTTTGCAGAGGGGAGATCTAAGTAATGGCTTACGAACAAACATTATATAAAATTACAAAAGATTATATAAAACCTTCTGTAATTAGTAAAAAAAATCGCTATGCCAAATGGGAATACGGTTACAACAAAGAACACGATGTTGTTGTAATTAGTAAAACTGGAAAGATAGGTGATATATACGAAATTGGTAATGTAATGATTGCATTACCCAAGACAGAAAATGCAAAAGATCTAGGAGAAAATAAGTGGAAAGCCACTGAGTACCCTAAGTTATTAAAAAAAATTAAAAGTGTCCAGGATTGGAATGCTTATCCAAATAGTTTTAAAGAGCAATGGCATCCATATATAGATGAAGAATTTGAAAGACGCGAAAAAGGGTTTTGGTTTATTAATAAAGGCAAGCCTACTTACATTACTGGTACTCACTACATGTACTTGCAGTGGTCTAAAATCGATGTCGGATTACCGGACTTCCGAGAATCTAACAGACTATTTTACATATTCTGGGAAGCTTGCAAGGCAGATTATAGATCGTACGGCATTTGTTACCTTAAAAATAGACGTTCTGGATTTTCATTTATGTCGTCGGGAGAAACAGTTAATTCAGCTACAATATCTTCAGACTCTAGATTCGGTATATTATCCAAGTCTGGGGCAGATGCTAAAAAAATGTTCACAGATAAAGTTGTACCCATATCGGTAAACTATCCATTTTTCTTTAAGCCAATACAAGACGGTATGGACCGCCCAAAAACAGAATTAGCTTATAGAGTACCTGCTTCTAAATTTACAAGACGTAAACTAGAAGATAATCAAATGGCTACCGAGCTTGACGGGCTAGACACAACTATTGATTGGAAAAACACAGGTGATAATAGTTATGATGGGGAAAAACTAAAATTATTAGTTCACGATGAATCAGGCAAATGGGAAAGACCTACAAATATACTTAACAACTGGCGAGTAACTAAAACTTGTTTAAGATTAGGTAGTAGAATTATTGGTAAATGCATGATGGGATCAACATCAAACGCCTTAGACAAGGGAGGTAAAAACTTTAAAAAATTGTACGATGGCTCAGATGCCTTGTTAAGAAATAAAAATGGGCAAACTAAAACGGGTTTATACAAACTGTTTATTCCTATGGAATGGAATTATGAGGGTTTTATTGATCAGTACGGTTATCCTGTATTTGATACTCCAAAAAAAGAAACGTTAGATCCGCAAGGAAATTTAATTGCAGAGGGTGTAATACAACACTGGGAAAATGAGGTTGATGGATTAAAAGATGACGCTGACGCATTAAACGAATATTATCGGCAGTTTCCAAGAACAGAGCAACATGCTTTTAGAGATGAAGCTAAACAATCTATTTTTAATTTAACGAAGATTTATCAACAAATAGATTATAACGAAGAATTAAAAAATTCTGCTATGGTTACTCAAGGCAACTTTCAGTGGGAAAACGGAATTAAAGACACTAAAGTAATGTTCTATCCAAATAAAAATGGTAGATTTTTTATTACTTGGGTACCAGATCAAGAACAACAAAATAACTTAATAATAAAAAATGGTATTAAATATCCTGGCAATGAGCATTTGGGAGCTTTTGGATGTGATAGCTATGACATTAGTGGTGTTGTTGGTGGTGGGGGATCTAACGGATCGCTTCATGGATTAACAAAATTTTCTATAGAAAACGTACCGCCTAATCATTTTTTTCTTGAATATATTGCAAGACCTTCAACAGCGGAAATGTTTTTTGAAGATGTGCTAATGGCTATTGTATTTTATGGTATGCCTTTATTAGCAGAAAATAATAAACCTAGATTACTTTATTATTTAAAACGTAGGGGATATAGGGGATTTAGCATTAATAGACCAGATAAAACATACAACAAATTATCATTAGCAGAAAGAGAAGTAGGAGGAATACCTAATTCAAGTGAAGATATAAAACAAGCACATGCATCAGCTATAGAAACATATATAGAAGATTTTGTAGGAGAAAAAAAAGATGGTTATGGAGATATATATCTTCAAAGAACTTTAGAGGATTGGGCTAAGTTTGATATAAACAATAGAACAAAACATGATGCTTCTATAAGTTCAGGATTAGCTTTAATGGCATGCAATAAGCATAGATATAATCCTAAAGGAATAACTAAAATTAAATCATATTCTTTGGGTTTTAAAAAATATAACAACGAGGGATCTACTTCAAAAATAATACAATAAATGAATGTAAGTACAAATACTAATAGCCCATTTCCAGATCAAGTAGTAAGCGATGCTGAGAAAGCTACCTGGGAATACGGACTTCAAGTAAGTAGAGCTATAGAACAAGAGTGGTTTAATTACGGGGGGAGCGGTTCAAATCGTTACGCAGCAAATTGGAATAATTTTCATAGTTTACGTCTATATGCTAGAGGAGAGCAAAGCGTTCAGAAATATAAAGATGAGTTAGCTATTAATGGAGACTTATCTTATCTTAATTTAGATTGGAAACCAGTTCCTATATTATCTAAATTTTCTAATATAGTAGCTAATGGCATAACTCAAAAACAATACGATTTAAC